AAGACCGAATCGATATTATGGTGGTAAGGTCCAAAAACTCAGGCAACACATATACTTGTGTACTGCCCGCGCCTCACGGTTCAATGACGTTTAACAAGATGAACGAAATGCGGGCATACTTCGATGAGCATTTTGAATCGGCTTGAAATTTCTAAAAATTTAATAATTGACATTATCGCATATCTATGATATACTGTTCTTATCGAAGGGATGAACTCTTCGGTAGGGGCGGGCAAGCCCCACGTTATTTGACAATGGGTCACGGCCCTACATATCATGGAGGAAAAAATGTCAAAACGCATTTGGATCGAACTCGATAAAGCCGAAAACTTTGAAGAGGCAAAAGAAAATTGTGAACTGGCAAATAAATTAATTCACAAGTTGGGTGTACCAAAAGACGCGAAATTTTTTGCAGTCAAAGAACAAAAGCACACCCATACCTTTTACAACTTTACCTCAAGTTACGCGTCCGGTTTTACAGAACTGGATGATCGTGGACAGTGGTTCGATTTGGAATACCTTGCAAATCATGAATAGTTGATAGCCCGCGGGTCACGGAACACGGCCCGCGGGTTTCTTTTAAAAATTTTATAAAATTTAAGTATTGACATTATCGCATACATGTGATATATTGTTTTTAGGATGAAGGTTTTTTCTTTAACGCTCTGAAAGGAGTATATCATGTCTAATACCACCATCCCATTTGGTCTGACTTTTAAAGGTCAGAAAGATTACACTTCTCACGAAGTTTACATGTTCATTGAATGTGCAAACAACATAGAGCCGATGTCTCTACAAAATAAATATATTGCTTTTCTCGAAGACTTTTTGTCTGGGAAAATTAAACCATCGACTCAAGTTGAGCTTGATATCATGGAGCTATTTTATGGTGACATTGATAGTCGAGCCCAAGTAGATTATCGCGAGGGACATTATTGTCCTGTCGAAGAAGCCGATGTTTTTAACGGTGGCAAATACTTTGACCGTATGGCGAAAAAACTTAAAGTGCATATTGCTAAATGCACTTAACAAAGTTTCTTTTTTAACACCGGTTATATTATATAGAGAGAAAAATAAAAAAAATATTTTTTGAAAAATATGCCGTAACCGGTGTAACCGTGTAACTTTCGGTGTTTTTTCTTTTATATATAGGTACTTAACAGTTACATAAAGTAGAAAACAAAAATGTAACGTAACCAGAGTTTATGTAACCAATAGCAAAAGTGCGTTAAGGGGCCTCAGAAATTTTTTTTATAAAAAATATTTTTCTGGCTATATATAAATAAATGTGCATTTTAAAAGAAACTATCGATTATTAACTAGGTATGAACATGACTAAGCAAAGCCAAGCTAAAAGCCTTCCTGTAAAAAAGAAACGTGGTGTTGGTAGACCAAGAGCTACAAAGAATAGACCGCTTACTCGAAAGCAAGATCTTTTTGTAAAAGAACTTGTTTCGAAAGACGGCCAGATCACAATGCGGGAAGCTGCAATCAATGCGGGGTATCCTGCAAGTTCTGCACACACACGGGCATATGAAATGACAAACCCTCATATTTGTCCCCATGTTGTGGCAGCTATTAAAGCTTATCGAGATGAGCTTGATGAAAAGTACGGCATCAACTACAGACGGCATATTAGAGATTTGCAAACAATTAGAGATATGGCGTTAGAGAACGGGGCTTATTCGGCAGCCGTTCAAGCAGAGTATAGACGGGGGCAAGCGCAAGGCGACATTTATGTCAGCAAGAGCGAGGTTCGTCACGGCAGTATTGACTCAATGAGTAAAGAAGATGTGATGAAAGCATTAGAGGAGATTAAGCAGACTTATGCCCCAGTCACTATCGACATTACTCCCGAAGGAGAAAGCAATACCCAGAACCGCGCAAAAGCGCGAGGCCGGATTTTGGAACCAGATGCGGACGGCTTTGAAGAAGAGTTCGAGGAAGATTACGTCAACACGGCTTGAAACGTGGGCAACGCCCGGCATACCAGACGTTTTGTTATGCGATGAAAAGGGAAAGTTTCATTTTGTAGAGTTGAAGGCTACTGCGGGCAATGCTGTAGATTTACGACCTCATCAGGTTGCTTGGTTGTCTAATCATAAGAATGCAAGCGTTTGGGTTTTGGTAAAAAAGCTACAGACAAAAAACGAGCCAGAGCAAATCTTTTTGTTCCATGGCCGTGATGCAGTAGACTTGAAGCTCGAAGGGCTAAAAGTAGATCCAGTAATTCATCAGAAAGAAAAGTTTGATTGGGAAGACATTTTCCGCTTGATTTGTCCGTAGGCACTTGATATTATCGCATATGCAACAACGAAGACAAATGGAGGTGTCTCAATGGAAATGCATTTTTATAAATTAGAACTTTATTTTCAGCAAAAGCTGATAGCAATGAACGACGATATTCAGTTCTTTCAAAATTACATTAAGGATTTAAAATCAAAAAATCCCGATAAAGCAAAAGCGGAAATTCCTGATTACCATCAGATAAGGAATGCTGTCGATCAATTAGAAATCGACATTAAAAAAGTTCAAGCCGCTTTACTTGATAATTATAAAGCGACAACTGAAGATTTGTTGGATCGCTTTAAGAACCTTCAAAAAGTTTCGGAGGTGAAGTGATGAGGTTTGAAGTTGATTTAGATTTGTCTTTAAAACGAACTGTTTATGTGGATGCTACTGACCAAAATGACGCGGTAATTAAAGCCGTGCAAGAGGGAAAACTTTTGGTTGGAGCTTATGATGCAGAAGTTGAAGGTATAAGCGAGGTGGGCGATGAGTGATTTTAATTTTCGTGAGCAGTCTTACTGGTGCCGTAAAGGTAAGTATGAAAACGCGGTTGAAAAGCTTGATCTAATTATAGACGACCAATTGATTTATGATGGTCCATGGAAAGCAAAAATGCGTAAAGCTTCCGGCAAAAACTACCATTTGGAGAGATTAAGAAAAGCAAAATATGCTTACTATCGTTTTCATAATGATGGGGACCAAAGTTCTATTTTAACTAAAGGTGCCAAAAAGCTTGGTTTTTATTGCGCTCATAATGAGTCGGTGGAAGCTGTTTTAAATGATAAAATTGAAGCAGCTTGGAAAGAACAAACTGGTCACGATTTAAAGCGTGATATTGTCGAGCCCCAGAAATTAGATATGGAACGCATGTTAAGCGAAATTTTTGACAAAGTATTTTTTAAAGAAAGTGAGGTATAAATGTTTCTACTTAACTGGATATCCCGTTTAATTTACGGCCCTAACTATAAAAAATATCTCGGCAAAATATCGCAAAATCGCCGACGTTGAAAATTTTAAAAAATTAACCCGCTTGACCGCGGGTTTTTTTGTGCTTATTATATGCGATAAATCTTATAACTACGGAGGGCAACCATGTTAAGAGTCGTTGAAAAATCACGGGCGCAAAAAACCGAGGGCGTCGCGGTCACTTATAGAGCGGGGAAAAACGAAATGTTTGGAACCTGTCCCGCTACTTGCAACCTTAATGATAGCGGGGAGGGCTCAAAAGATATTGATAAAGATTATTTGGAAGCGCTTTTAAACGCTAAACCTAGCAAAGGGTTTTCTTTTACTTATTCTCATTTTCACTGGTCCAAATGGGTTGACCGTATGAAAGAAATAAAAAAGACTATTATAAATTATAGCGCCGATAATTTAGCCGACGCGATTAATAGTTTTATTTGTAACGTTCCGACGGTTACCGTCGTTTCTGAAAATAAATGGAATAATGAAAAATCTTTTTATATTGAACGTTCCGATATTCCGAATTCTTCGGTTCCGGTCATACGCTGTCCCGCCGAATATGGTTTATACAATAGTTGCAATAATTGCGGCAATGGTGAACCGTTATGCGCTCGGATGAATAGAAAATTTATTATCGGATTTACTGCGCATGGGCCAAACAAAAGAAAAGCGGCAAATTTAAAAGAGCAGGGCGGGTGTTATGGTGCACAAGGTAATTGCCGGTTATGGTGGCAAGATACCGCAAAAAGTGATCAACCCGACGAAAGCGACGGGCAAAAGCTTTTGCGCTTTGTTAAATCGCTTCCCGTGCGGGCCATTATCCGTCATCACGTCGCTGGGGATATTGGAGCAAATTCATGAATAAAGAGCGGGCAAGAGAAATTTTAAAAAAAGCGGGCGTTTTTGGGAAATATGAAATGACCAAAAAAGAAAATGATTATGTCCGTAAAATTTGGTTAGAACATCCAAATGGGAATATGAGCATTTATTCAACCTTGCTAATGATTGCATATGGATACAAACGCGCTTTAATTCATATTGATGATGAAATTAATTGGAGGTAAAATTTTAAAAATTTCTACTTGTGTTTTTATGCGATTATATGCGAGAATAAACGGGCGGGTAATTCTGCCCGTTTTTTTTAACAGCTACGAAGGGCAAAAAAATGAATTTAGAAAACTCAAAAGGGACATTAGAAAGCTTACTCTTACAGGTTCAAGAACAAAACAATAGAAGCGCCGATTTTTTAGCTTCTACGGATAACCTACAAAAAAGAACCAATTACGACGAAGGTAAACCGCAAATTGTAATAGAAGCGACGGGAGGGGAACCGACTAGAATTTTAGATATTAATGAACATGCGTTTGGACAAATTGCCCAAAACGTTGATATCGACACTAGAACGGCCCGACGCTTACAAGAAAAGGTCCCTCATGAATTTGACGGGGTTGTAAATGCTTTATGGCAGAAACAACCAAATAAGCGTATGGTTAGAACCTTTTTAGATACTGATGAAACTACCGGAACCGTTAGGGCGTTTGTATCTGATAAGTTTAAAACGTTTGATAACATCAATTTGCTTAGTGCAAGCTTGCCGCAATTAAGAGACAGCGACGCACAATGGAAAGTGGTCAATGGTACTATTACCGATAAACGTTTATACTTGCGTTTGAAAAGTGAGGTTCAAACGGGTTCACCGGCCGTCGGTGATGAAATGGCTAATGGCATAGGTTTAAGTAATTCGGAAGTTGGCGCGGGTTCAGTTTCTGTTTATCAAACAATTTGGACCTTAGCTTGTTTAAACGGTATGCAAACGGAAAACCGGAACCGGTCCAGCCATATTACCAGCGCAAGGGATAGCGCCGATTATGGTTTACTTTCTGGGGAAGCAAAAGACGCCGATAACAAAGCGCTTGAATTAAAATTACGGGACCTTGTGAAAGCATATGCTAGCCGTGAAACGTTTGACGAAATTTTGGAAAAAATGAATAGCGCCCATGGGGACATTATAGAGGGCGAATTTAACGAAATTCCGGAACGCGTCGGGACCGTTTTAAAACTTACTAAAAAAGAAAATACGGACGTCTTAAACGGTTTAATAGCCACTATGGGTCAATCTGGATATAATACCGGCAAAGTTACACGCGCTACCATGGTTAACGCTGTCACGGCCGTCGCTAATAATTGTCATCCGGATGACGCCGATTTATGGCAGCAGCGCGGCGGCAAATTGCTTCACTTAAATGACCGCGATTGGAACCGAATTGCGGCGTAATTAACCGCTTACTTTTTCCTACTAACTGGCCCGCTATTTGGCGGGCCTTTTTTATTTGCTTTACTTTATCGCATATTTCCTATTTAAGGGTAATTGCCGCGGGCAAGCGGCGTTAAACTTTAACAATTACGGAGGGCCTTTTAATGGCTTTACAATTTAACGAAAATGACCGGTCCAATATAAGGGCTAATAAATTTGATAAACTGGAACACGTTTTTTCTTTATTGGATGACGAAAAAGAAACGTCGGAACCGATTGAACCGCTGGACGTTTTCAATTCAATTTTTGAGGGAGGGCCTGTTAATGATTAATCAATCAAAAAATTATAGAGCTCTAAAAAATACGCTGGATTATGAAACGGAAGCATATTTAAAATCCGTGGATGACCGTTTGTCGTGGGTCAAAAAATTGGGCCAGTGGCATTTATCCGGCGGCAATGGTGAAACGATTTGCGGCGTTCCTATGCTGGGCAATAATTACGCCAAATACATTCCGGAAAATGAGCGGGAAAAATGTCGAGATTGTTTTAAATAAAATCCGTTCATAGCGACTATAGGCGGCCCACTGGGCCGCTTTTTTTGTGTCTAGTGTTTGACAGTTAAACCGGCCGCCCTTTGGGCCGTGGAGCAAGCTTAAAACTTATGGGACCGTGGGCCGTGGTTATTGGGCCGTTTTTTTTTCACCATGGTTAGAGCTGGTCCGTAAACTGGAACCGGTCACCGGTCCAATATGCGGGCCGTATGGAGCTGGAACCGTGGGCCGTGGCCCGCGGGCATATGCTAACTGGTAACGGTCACGGGACCGGCGTCCGTGGTTATTGCGTCGGGTCCCTTCCGATATCGGGTCATTTTTCGTGGTTTTTGGGCCAAAAATCGCGATTTTTTCGCCGCGGCCGGTGCCCGTGCGGGCGGCGTCATGTACCATATTTCTCGCAAATATTTACCAGTTATTTGATACGAGCTTCACTATTATATAAAAACGCGTATAATCGCATAAACTAGGATATGTTTAGGGGCCCCTATGAATATAGCTATGAACCCATCTCTCGAAGAAAAAAGATTGAAGCTTGAATTGCGTTTGGCGCAGCTTGAAAAGAACGAAAAGTGCCAAAAAGATTTTTTAACATTTGTAAAAACCGTTTGGCCCGACTTCATTGCAGGACGGCATCATCACATCATTGCCGAGAAGCTTGAGCGGGTAGCCCGTGGCGAGTTGAAGCGTTTGATCATCAACATGGCACCGAGGCACACGAAGTCTGAGTTTGCATCCTTTTTGTTTCCNGCGTGGATGATGGGCCAGAAGCCGAACATGAAGATNATTCAGGCGACGCACACGACNGAGTTGGCGGTAAACTTTGGACGTAAGACGAAGAANTTGTTGGAGAGTGANGAGTTCAAAGAAATCTTTCCGGAGGTCAAGTTNGCGGCGGACAGTAAAGCNTCTGGCCGGTGGGACACGAACAAAGGTGGGATGTATTATGCGGTGGGCGTTGGATCGAACTTGGCNGGTCGTGGTGGTGATTTGGTGATTATTGATGACCCGCATTCGGAGCAGACTGCGATGAGCAGCAGTGGTTTTGATGATGCTTGGGATTGGTATACTGGGGGCCCCCGACAACGTCTCCAGCCGGGAGGCAGTATTGTTTTGGTTCAGACTCGGTGGTCCGAGAAGGATATGACGGGGCAACTTTTAAGGGCTATGGCTAAAGATGAGTTAGCGGATCAGTGGGAAGTTGTGGAGTTACCGGCAATATTTGAAGATGGGACTCCGTGTTGGCCTGAGTTTTGGAGTCTTGATGATTTGACCGCGGTCCGCGCTTCTATCCCTCCGAGCAAGTGGAACGCGCAGTATCAGCAAAATCCTACGGGTGAGGAGAATGCGATAATTAAGCGCGAGTGGTGGCGCAAGTGGGAACAGAAGACGGTTCCTCAGTTGGAGTATGTGATCCAGAGTTACGATACGGCGTTTAGCAAGCGGGAGACTGCGGACTATTCTGCTATTACGACTTGGGGTGTTTTTTATCCTAACGAGGGTGGAAGTGGGCCAAACTTGATATTACTTGACAGTAAGAAGGGCCGGTGGGATTTTCCGGAGTTAAAGCAGATGGCGTTTGACGAGTATCAGTTTTGGGACCCCGACACCGTCATCGTGGAGGCAAAGGCGAGTGGTATGCCGTTGACACATGAATTGCGAAACATGGGAATTCCGGTAGTGAATTTTACACCGAGTCGTGGTAATGATAAGGTGACGAGGGTTCACAGTGTGTCGCCATTATTTGAGGCTGGCATGGTTTGGGCCCCCGACGAGACGTTTGCGGACGAGATGATAGAGGAGGTAGCGGCCTTTCCGAATGGTGAGCATGACGACCTTGTGGATAGTATGACACAGGCTTTAATGCGGTATCGTCAGGGTAATTTTGTGCAATTACCAACAGATGATTGGCAAGATGAGGAAAACTCTGCTACAGTGAGGGCATATTATTAGGAGATACCTATGGCTAGAGAACCAGTTGCGGGGATGATGGACCGAAATGTTCCGTCTCAATTGGACGAAGAAGACTTACGTGCAGAGTTGGAAATTGAGTTACCGGACAGTCAGAATGTTGTTGAGGCCAACTTTATTGGAGAGAATGTTGGCGAGATAGAGATATCTGAAACTGAAGATGGTGGTGTTGAGGTAGATTTTGAGCCACAGGGCGACGAGAGTATTGACGACGGGTTTTATGCTAATTTGGCGGAAAACATGGCGGATCGGGAGTGTCAGCGTGTAGCGTCGGAACTTTTGGAAGAATATGATGCCAACAAGGCGAGTCGTGCGGAATGGGAAGACGCTTATTCCAATGGTTTGGAGTTGTTGGGTTTTACTTACGACGAGCGGACGCAGCCGTTTCGTGGAGCCTCCGGCGTAACTCATCCGCTATTGGCGGAAGCTGCAACGCAATTTCAGGCGCAGGCATTTAACGAATTGTTACCGGCTTCGGGGCCCGTGCGTACTGTTGTAATGGGCAAGGAAACGCGGTCCAAGTACGATCAATCGCAGCGCGTCCAGCAGTTTATGAATTATTATATTACGAACGTCATGGAAGAATATACGCCTGACATGGATCAGATGTTATTTTATTTACCCTTGGCTGGTTCTACATTTAAGAAGACTTATTTTGATGAGACTTTGGACCGTGCGGTAAGTAAGTTTGTCCCTGCTGAAAACTTGGTTGTACCGTATGAAACGTCTGATTTAGAGACTTGTCCGAATATTACGCAGGTTGTTCGCATGTCGTTGAACGACTTACGCAAGCGTCAGATTAGTGGTTTTTATCTCGATATTGACGTTATTCCTGCTCAAAAGGAGTTGAATGAGGTTGAGAGCGAACTGGACGGCATTACGGGTATGGAGCCGAACCAGATAGATTATGACTGTACGATTTTGGAATGTCATGTTGATTTGGATTTGGAAGGTTATGAAGACGTTGATGACGATGGAGAGCCTACTGGCATTAAGATACCGTATGTAGTGACGTTATCTTTGGACAATGGTCAGGTATTATCGATCCGTCGTAATTACTTAGAGGATGACGAACAGAGGAAGAAGATCCAGTATTTTACGCACTATAAGTTCTTACCGGGCTTTGGTTTTTATGGATTGGGTTTGATTCACACGATTGGCGGTTTATCCCGAACCGCCACGGCGGCGCTGCGACAGTTGATCGACGCTGGTACGTTGTCCAACCTCCCAGCGGGTTTCAAGGCCCGCGGACTACGGATCAGAGATGACGACGATCCATTGCAGCCGGGTGAGTTTCGCGACGTTGACGCACCCGGTGGGGCTATTAGGGACAGCCTCATGCCGCTACCTTTTAAGGGGCCCGACCAGACCTTGTTTAATTTGTTAGGTTTTGTGGTTCAGGCGGGTCAGCGGTTCGCGACCATTACGGATTTAAAGGTTGGTGATGGCAATCAGTCCGCGGCTGTCGGCACAACGATAGCGATGATGGAACAAGGCTCACGGGTCATGAGCGCTGTTCATAAGAGATTGCACTACGCAATGCGTCAGGAATTCAAGATTTTGGCGCGGGTTATGTCGGAAAGCCTGCCGCAGCAATATCCTTACTCTGTAGCGGGCGGAGACGAAACAATAATGCGCGAGGATTTTGATGATCGGGTCGATGTTGTACCTGTTAGCAATCCGAACGTATTTAGTCAGTCTCAACGTATAGTTTTGGCGCAAACCAAGTTACAGTTGGCTACACAGGCACCAGAACTGCACAATATGGG